CAGGGGGCCAGGGGCCGCGCGGAGCGGCCCCATGCCACGCCCTTACCCGAGGTCACGCGCTAGCTGTTTGCTCCGTAGGTCTAGGAGCCTCTTTCTAACTTTGAGCCTCTTGTCACTGTTGTTTTCCTTGTGTCTGTCTGCTCTCTGTTCTCTCTTCTCTTTGATTTCCTCCATGTGCCTCGGATCTATCACTTCGTACAGTCTGTCGTAATACTTGGGCGGTGGCGTCATTCTCTCGTTCACGATCACTCCATCATCCCTGTAGATCGTGTCCTTGTGCTTCTCAAAGAAGCTTTGCCCTATCCCCGGCCTTCTGCTCATTGTGTTGAACTCCGGTTCCAAGCTTTGGTGCGGAGTCACTTCGCCGGTTTCCTTGTCCACTTTCCATGTCACTGCGTAGTGTTCGTCTTTCTTCTCCCCGTTGATTTTCTTCATCACGTAGCGCGCCACGTAGGCCGCGCTCTCGAAGGTCAGCTCGCCGATCTGGTGAGCTCCCTTCGTCCACACCTTGCCCAGCTCTTCGCTCTCCATGAGTTTGTGGCCCCGTTCGGTCGTGTTTGTGTGTTGTTTGTCTGGGAAGTCCCAGCCAAACAAACAAACATGCAGGTGCGGCCGTCCCCACTTGTCGCCGTATTCGCCGCACGCGTAGAAACGCACGGCCTGGTCGTGCTCTTTCCACAGCCGCTTTCGCAGTCGTCTCATAAACTTTGAGACGTCCGACTTCACGAGGCTTCCCAAAAAGGCAGGTGTTCGTCGTCGTATGTCAAGGTGATGAAGCAGTTTCGTTCGTGATGCGCTGCCTCGTGCATGCACCGCATCGCCCATTGCCGACTTCGCTCCAATCGGCACCCTCGGCAGGAGCCGCAGGCCAGACGCATGGCCGAGTCGCCGTGGTCCCCCTTGCGGGGGACCATGACGACCCGGCCGTCTTCCGTTCTGATTGCGGGCATCGGTGAGATGCACGCCATCTAGAACCGAATCCCACCACGCATCGGTCCGTCGTTCAGGTTGCGCTTGTGCGTCCTCGACGCGCTCTTCGAGAACATCTTTCGAGACTTCTTTCGGCCGATCTTTTTGCGTCGCATAGCGCTCCTCTCAGGCCCTCTCAGGGCCGGGACAGTTCAGTCTCTCGATCTTAACTGTCCCCAGTGGTCCCCGCCCCAGCGGGGGCCACATTCTCCCCCCCAGGTGCAGGAGCCGGGCTTGTGACCGGATCTGTCACCTGTTCTGCGGGCTTGGCACGGCTCTTGCCTGGGAGCAGTCCCAGCTCCCGTGCTTCGTCCGCGTTTTCCGGGTTCGCCATGAACACGACGAGATTCGTCGGGTTGTTTTCGAACCGTCGCCTGATGTTCGCGGGGAGTTCGAGGAAGGCGCGCTCGGCTTCCCTGACTTGTTCGACCGCGTCTTGATAGGAGGTCACATTTGTGAAATCTCCGTATTGCGGCGTCCCATGTGCGAGGTGGTTGACCAGGCCGGTCTTCTGGAACTTCTTGAGGATCTGGTTCACGTCGCATTCGTCGACGAACTCGGGCCTTACCTTTCCGGGTCCGCATCGCAGCTTCGGTCGAACTCTCTTCGGCAGTTCACTCATCGCTTGTCCTTTCGGTATTGCGGATACTTTCGCCGGAACTCCTTTGTGGTGTTCGGCTTGCGTCGCATCTGGCGGAGGATTCTTTTCTCCTGCTCGGGTGTCATTTTCTGGCTCGGTGGTTCTGGATCGATGTTGAGTATCGACGGTCGTTTGTTGAAGTCCTCCTTCGCGCTGTTCGGGTCGTGCAGGAACTCTTGCAGTGCCTCTTCTGGATCTTTGATCACGTCCTTTGCGCTGTTGTAGATGCCTTCCATCGCTTTCCAGAAGTCGCTTAGTACCTTCTCCTTCAGGATTGCTCCGGGCACACCTGCTTCGGTGATCGTCGCTTCTGCTCCTGCCTTGCGGGCTTGCGCGCTAGCGAGTTTCGCCGCCGCTGCACCCATTAGTGGGTTGTTCATTGTTGCTTGCCCACCGGCCACCGGGCCGGGTGCTGCGTTGCTGTAGCTCAAGGCGGGATTGAGCCCGGCTGCCTCCATGTCCTTTACCTGCAACTGATACCTGTTGCCCATTTGCCATTTGATGAAGTCACGCTGTTTGCGCGCCTGGATGGCACTGGCGATGTTCCCGCCAATGCCACCCATGGCGCTCCCTGCTGCACTTCCTGCAACAGAGTTGAGCGCGCCTCCAACTGCCTTTGCTGCTGCTCCGAGTGCGCCGAACATTAGAAGTGATCGATCAGACCGGGCACCGAATAGGTCGGCATCGGTCGTGCGCATCGGAACTGAAAGAAGCAGTCGAGCAGGAAGTGCGGCTCGCTTGGCACCGCCACGATCCTGTCGATGGGCGGCTTCTCCACAATGAAGTCCTCACCCAACGTCGGCACGCCTGCGAAGTCTTGCGCCAGGTGCCAGATGTCTTGGCTCCCCGTCACGTTGCTTCGCATTTGTCCCGTCACCTGGCTCGGCTTGTACCGGTATTCGGCATATCGCTCGGCGTACCCGAACGGGGCCCAATCGCCCGTTGCGAGGTCTTCGTCGCCAACGCCCGTTGCGTAGATCTCCTGATTGAGTACCGCCTGCTCGCCGATGTGCGCGAGGGCGGGCCAGTAGAAGTCCCAGCGGGTCTTCTTGAGCCAGTGGCGATCGATCCCCTGCTGATAGTTCAGATCGGCCCTGATGCTCACGACCCCGATCACCACGGAGTGCTCGACGAAGCTCTTTGTCCATCGTCCCTTGTTGTTCACGGCCGTGGCGTATCCGCCCAGGTCGCCCAGGAACTGTGGCGACGGGATCGCACTGGTGATCGTGGCCTGTGTTGCGTTCACGTTGATATCCGACGTTCCTCCGCCCAGGTACTCCGGTCGCTGGAGTCTTGCATCCGGCGATGTCACTCCGAAGTGACTCTTGAGGATCTCCGTGTACCGCGTGCCTCCTCTTGCGTCCCGCTCGTAGAGTTTCTGGATTTGGAAGGCCAGACGCAGTTGGTTGATGGTCGCGGCCGTTGCGGAACTGAGATCCGCTTCCAGTTTCGGATCGTCCCAGGTTCCCAGGAACGGTCCGGTTCCGCCTCCGATGGCGCTGTCTGCCTCGACGTTTGTGGTGCTTGTCAGTACCCGGAGCTTCTTGGGTCCGTAGCTCGAGATGCCGTCGTCGAAGTCGAACGTGGGCTGTCCGTCTCCGGTCGCGGTGAGCGGCGCGGCGGTGCCCAGTGGCAGGTCCACGGCCGGTCCCTTCTGCGGCCAGGGCAAACACGACGTGAAGTAGTCGTGCCGTTTGCCTCTTGGCAGAAGCAGGCCGGGCGTCGGGTCCACGAGCGTGTTGTATTCGTAGTCCGTGTCCGCGTCCGGTCCGTCGTCCTTGTTGACGGGCAGCGAGTCCTGAAGGTTCTGGTCCCGATACCATTCGTTCCAAATGAGGTTCATGCTTCTGGGCACCAGGGCGCTGACGTATTGCAGGTCGACCCCGGGCGGGAGCCCGTAGTAATCCCAGATGCTGCCTTCGTCGAAGCCTCCGGCGGGCACTGTCACCTCCGGCACCACGTAGTCAGTGGTGTCGCCAGGGTTGTCCTGTGCGCCGTTGAACTTCTCCCAGTTGTCCCAGACGAGCCGGTAAGGCACCGCCCAGAAGTGGATATCCATCTTGATGTTGTCCATCACCGGCTTGAGCTGGGTTCCCATTCGTGCGAACAGGGTCGCGTCCATCGTGAACGTGTCGCCGGGCAACGCATGGTCTACGAACACGGGCACTAGCGTGCCCTCGTTGAGCGTTGTCTTTGTTCCGCAGCTCCTATCGAGCGCGCTTCGCGGGATGTCTGCCTTGGGTACCTGTGCGAACGAGTGCTGTCCGCCTGTTGTGCTTCCGAGTCGCATTACTTGATCTCCTTCAGTTCGGGTCGCTTGAAGTCTGCGGCGCAGACCAGGTGCTTCGGCGCGTCGAGCGGCGTCAACTTGCCCGCGATCTCGTCCCACTCTCCCAGGTGGAACAGGTGGAAGTCGTGCGCGTGCTTGTGGAAGTTGTGGTCGGCCGTGTTGGCCGCTTCTGCGAATGCTCGCAGCGCTTCGGCTTGCGTCCTCATGTAGAACGGCGGCAGATATGCCTCCGCCTTGTCGTCGCGCACACTGAATACCTCTGTCATTTCATTTCCCCTTCTGGAAGTGCTTGCTGAACCAACCTGCCACGAAGCTGACGAACCCTACGATCAGCTCCACCCACTGTGTTTCTATCAATTTCGGTTGCATCGTTTTATCCCTTGTTCTTTTCCGGTGGAACGTAAACCGTTCTTGTTTCTCCCCCGGCCGTCCCCCCCCCCG